GTACCAATACAAAGCACATGGTGGTAGTCACGTAAAGCCTGCTGGTGATTTTTGATGCCTGAATCACAGCCCAGTAAAAAAGTAGGTGGGCACACTTACGGTCGAAGAAATTTAAACATGTCTAATACCGCAGAAGAGGGAGCTCTCTGTCTCTATAGCGGTCACTCCATAGGCAGGTTTAGCTCTTCTTCTATGCGCTATGACAGTCACCAAGCTTGTGTGCGCTGTGTAGCTGCTGCAAGAGAGGGGCGCATGTCTTTCAATATTGATCGACTTCTCAAAAAAGAACGTAAGCGTGCACTGAAATTCTGGTCAAAAGTTGATATTGGTCAACCTGATGACTGCTGGGAATGGCTTGGCTATAGGTGTAAAACAAATGGCATGCCTCAATTTCCATGGAGGCGTCCAGGAATTAGTACCAGCACACAGCACCACCCACAAAGAGTTGCTATGTGGTTTACCTGGGGAGACCTTGGCTATACCGGAGTCAAGTCAACGTGTGGGAACAAGTACTGCTGTAACCCATTTCATCTTATACCCCAAAAGATTGGGGTTTTTGTTGACTGCGATTCCTATCTAGAAAGTTTTGAGTTGGCTTGTGAACTTCACACCTTAAAACAGCAAATTGCGGAATACAATTTAGAAGAAGCAATGAAAGAACAAGAGAAACTAATTAGTCAACAAGAACTTGAAGACCGATCAAATCTATTGTTCGAACCTGATTCAAATTTCTCAGACAGGTTCCAAGCTGTTGTGGAAGATATGTTGAGTGGGAGACACCCAAGTCAGACAAATCAAAATCCTAATAGTCTTTTTCAAGATGACGAGGAAAATACCACAGAAAACTTTTAATTAATCTATCCTTAGTAAAGAGTCATAAGAATATGTCAAGACGAAGCGATCTTATTCAACAACTAATTTCATCCAAGAAATTTGGTCCTGAAAAGAAACAAGAGCAGGAGTTCCTCATGGCTACTGCAGAGTTGATTCTTTCTGACCTGATTAATATTGCACTTACTGGTGTTGAAAAAAGGGGAACTGGCTCATTAGTCATCAACCTTATGAATGACTCTACGACGTTCATGTGGCCTGAATCAATTGAGTTTGATTTAAAAACAGCTGAGCGAGAAGAAGACGAGGATATCGTTGACTTTCTACGTGATCTGCTTGAAGAAATCGAAACCAATGACTGGTCAAAAAATGTATTAATAACATTAATTAGCGATGCTGGAACAAGAACATTTGCAGTCGAAGCAGGTCGGTGCCAAGAGGGCCTTAGAGCGCTCGCAGAAGAATTTATCGGATAAGCTTGCCGCCAAAGGTCTAAAGCTACCGTTATATCCGACACCTCAGATCATTGATCGAGCTCGTGCTGTCATGGGCAGTATCGACTTTGATCCAACTTCAGATCCTGTTCAACAGGTTCTTGTTGATGCAACATCCGTACCAAGCATTGAAGTCAATCCTTTGCAGGAGCATTGGCACGGAAACGTATGGGTAGCACCTAAAGGAGCTGTACGTGATTGCCGGATTTGGCTAAATAAAACACTGAGTGAATATCGCAATGGATATATTAATAGTTTTGTTTTATTCAGCAGTGCTTCAGAATTACTACGGGCTGCACCTGTTGTATGGGATTATCCAATCTGTATTCCGTTTAAACGGGTAAAGCAACTGCGTGCCACAGCTACTGGCTTTGAGCCAGTTTCTCCTTCTACTTGGAACCTAATCATATATGGTCCACCAATTAATCAAGCGCTAACTGATATTGACAAAGTCTCTCTGTTTTACGACAGCTTTAGAGACCTTGGTCGTGTCATCTATAGTGAATATGCAGGAGATGGCTGGACTAAAGATCTTGAATACTACGAAGAAAACAAAGGTAGTATTTGATGTCAAAACATATTGCACCGGACTGTCTGTTAACTCTTCCTTCTAACGATCGGGTTCATCCTTGTCGTTTGATTTTAAAAGATGGCACACTAATGTGGAAACATGCACTCTTCTATGAAGATAGTCTTGCATGTATCCCAAAATCCGTTGCACATGAGAGGCACATAATAAAAACTGCTCAGCGCCTAGAGGAACTGAACAGTTGGATATCACAAGGATTAGAGCCTTGGAACTCTTTAACTATCAAAGGGTGGTATCAGCCTTTCAATCCTGAACTAAGTGAAGGTATATCTGTATGCTTTACACACAGTTCACATGAGCTTGATTTTACGTTTGAGAATTTATTGCCACACATCCAAGATCATGAGAAGCTTGAACTAAGAAAAAATTATCTATTCTTTCAACGCTGCTGACAACAAGGCCGCATATCTGCGGCTTTAATAGTTTAACGAATCAATCAGCCTAGTAAGATACCATTGTGCTTTTTCAGCATCTTCTTTACTGTTTGACTTATGCCACATACGCAATAAATACTTCAATACTTGCGCTTGCAAAAATCCTTGCTTACAGCTCGGAGCTTTATCAATTGCATCTTCAATTACTTCAATTGCTTCATGGCGTCCTGCCGTGTAATGAGCAGGGCTATTTACCATGTCAGTTGTAACGGGCTCTGTATATTCCCAAGTGCTGAACTTGCTATTACTAAACCCAGAAACATAATCACCGTTGCTAAAAAAGCTATTCTTTTCGTTCATGAGTTTGTCTCGCGTATTGATTACTCCTTACTTAATATAGGAACTGGAATCATATATTGTGGATATGCCGAGCCCTAAAGGTGACCCGACTTACATCAAAAATAAAGAACGATTCTACATGAACGTTGCAAAGGCAATTAGCCAAGCATCAACACATCCAAAATGTCCAGGTGGATGTATTATTGTTCGTGATAGAGAAATCATTGGAGATGGCAGAAGCATACTGACGGATAGCATGGTTGAAATCGATTGCATTTCATATGCAGTCGCAGCTGCAGCCAAGGCAGGAACTCCTGCCATTGGTGGTGTGATCTATACAACCAGATATCCATTTTCAACATCTGTGTTTCAAGCACACATGATGGGTATCAAAAAGATTGTTCTACTTGCCCATGACTGGGAACCGTATTACAAAGAAGAGTTCAGACGCTCTGCACGTCTAGCTCGTGAATTGAACATTGCTATTGAGCCAATGTTTGAAGACGAAGACCCAAGATTTACTAAGAATTCAAATGACAGAGATATTGACGAAACTCTCTTCCCGGAAGCAAACCCGTTTGCGCCAGATGAATATGATCCAAACAATGCAACACATACCTTCGATGAAAACACAACTCCTATTTGACCTTGAATCCACAGGCTTACTTCGACGTGGCTCCACAATTCACTGCATGGTTATGCGTGATGCTGTTGATAGCAGCACTCATGTCTTTGATCACAAGCCTGAACGTGCATTGATTCAAGGCATCAAACAACTAGAAGATGCAGATGTAATCATCGGGCACAACATTATTGGATACGATATCCCATTGCTCAAAGAGCAGTATCCAGACTTTGAACCTAAGGGTCAAGCAATGGATACCCTTGTGCTTAGTCGTTTGTTCTATCCACACATCATGGATAGAGATCACGAACGTCGTCCACTTGGCATGCCTCAACGTCTGTATGGCAGGCACTCACTGGAAGCGTGGGGTTACAGGTTGAAGTGCTTCAAAGGTGACTTTGGTAAGCATGATGGCAACTGGGCTGTCTATACACCTGAAATGCTGGATTACTGCATCCAAGACACCGAGGTCACCCTCAAACTATGGCAACTTATGCAACGGAGAATGAACGACTATGCCTGATAAAAATGCACCACTAACTTCTGAAGAAATTACAGAAGCAGCAGATATCTTTTTTCCGCTCTTTAATATTGTCGATGAGCGTATGCCTGAAACAGCATCTACAGAAGATACGTTGAAAGTTATGGAAAACATTGCTAAGTTGGCACAGAAGGAACGAATTAAAAAACGAGAAGAAGCTGTAAAGCTTAAGTTCGGATTTAATAAAACTACTGATTCAGATGAGGATACTGTCAAAGATGAAAGTGATTGATTCTGTCAAACTTGAAATGCGTATGGCCAGCATTATGGCCCAACAGGAAGCAAGCGGATTCCGTTTCGATCTAACCGCAGCTGAGCGAGTTCGTGGTGAGTTTGAACAAGAGATGTCTGATCTACAAGGTCAAATTTCTAAACGTTTTATTTATGTTCCTGGCAAGGTCTACACACCTAAGCGTTCAAATAAAACCAAGGGTTTTTTCGCTGGTGCTCCGATGACAAAGCTGCTCGACTTCAATGCAACGAGCCGTCAGCATATTGCGTGGGCTCTACAGAACTTCAGCAAAGCCAGGTTTATCAAGGTTACTGAGACCGGTAAGCCCAAAGTTGATGAAGCAACTCTGTCTGAGCTGCGAGATACCGCACTGCAGCAAGGGAATACCAAGCTGCATGAGGAGTGTGAGATGTTTATCCGCCTGCTGACTTTGCAGAAGTGGATGGGACAGTTGTCGGAAGGATCTAACTCATGGTTCAACACCATCGAAGATGATGGATGCATCCACCACAGCTGTTCACTGGCAACGATCAGCGGTAGAAATGCGCATCGGGGTCCCAACTTGGGGCAGGTCGTAAGTGCACCATGGGCACGTCAGCTATTCATTCCACACCCTGGCATGGTCATGGTGGGGGCTGACTTAGAGGGACTCGAACTTCGGGCGCTTGGGCACTACCTAGCCGTCTTCGATGAGGGCGCTTTTGCTGATGTTGTGGTCAACGGTGACATTCATACGCAGAATGCAGAGCGAGTTGGATGTACCAGATCTGAGGTCAAGTCGCTGGTCTATGGGTTCATTTATGGGGCTGGCGATGTGAAACTGGGTCATATTTTGCATCCCGAACTTAGTGACGCTCAGAAGAAATCTCTTGGCACAGAACTACGACGTAAGTTTCTTGATGCGATCCCTGGTCTAGAACCCCTGGTTGATGCAGTCAAAGCAAAAGTTCGTAGTGCTGGTCAGCTCAAAGCACTAGATGGTCGTCCAATCTTCTGCCGAGCAGAGCATAGTTCACTCAACTTCCTGCTTCAGTCATGTGGTGCGATTTTAAGTAAGCGGTGGTGTGTCATCGGTCAAGACTTACTTGATCAAGCAGGGCTTGCCTATGACAACGACTACACCCGTTGTGCCTACGTCCATGATGAAGTTCAGCTGTCTGTTGTACCAGCAGAGGTAGACCGTGTCAAAGAGCTCCTAGTGGCTGCTGCTCCTCAAGCAGGGCGTTACTACAACTTCCGTGTTCCGATTACAGCTGCCGCTGATCACGGAGACAACTGGGCAGCTACCCACTAATAAATACCATGGATATATCTACACAACGTTGTATTGTCGCTCAAAACATTTCTAATCTACTGGAATGGACTAAAGGCTCTGTTCGAATTAAACAATTGGTTTATAGCGATGGTAAGTCGCACACTGAACTTATATTTGATATGGACTCTGATATGTATGATTTCTTTAAGGATCGAGTTGATGTAATAACATCTTGATTGATACAATAGTCTCTATGGAAGATTTACATATTGCTGTAGAGTTTAATGAGCGTACAGTACGTGCGCTTCATTCTGCTGTGTCTATGACACTAGAGAAGTGGACAGGGCAAGGCGAAG